TAAAGCGAAACTCACAGAAGAAGAGCGTGCAACAGAAGCTCAGAAAGAAAAGCTGAAAGAGATTGAAGAGCGCGAAAGAAGCATCACTATGCGAGAGCGTAAATCAGACTGTCTCTTGGCGCTATCTAAAAAGAATATCCCAGCAGATTTCGCAGATTATCTAATTGACAATGATGCGGAAAAAATGACTGCGAATATCGAGAGTTTCTCTACCCTCTGGGAAGAAAAGCTCATGGAAGGCGTTCAGGCTAAGATTAAAGCTTCAGGGGCTACCCCAACTGATAAGTCTTCGACTGTACCGCACTCTGGGAATCCTGGTGTAGCGGTTATCTAAAACAAGGAATTATTAAAATGGCACAAGATGCCTTATCAATTCTAACCACTGGCGCCACTAAAGATAAATTAGCTGAAATTCGTGGTGCTATCATCGACGCTATCCGCGCAAAGTGTGTATCCACACTTATTAAGAACAACGACTATTCTGGTGATCCAACCAGTGGCTCAGTCACTTTCGATCGCTTTAAGGATGCAGAACTTAACAACTACGGTACCGCTCGCGGTGCTAATAAAGGTACTGCTCTTAAGAATAGCGGTAAAGTTATCCTCAATATCGACACCGACAAAGAGATCGTTGAGGAGCTTGAGGCAAAAGACATCACTCTTAGCGGTATCAATGGTCTCTTAAATCGTCGTACCGCATCTCACGCTGGCCGTGTCGCAGCTTTCCTCGATAAAGAATTCTTCCGCATTGCTGAAGCTGCTGCCACTGCAGTTACTATTACTCCAACTGTCACTGCTATCGAAGAAAAGGTTGAGGAACTTATCGCTAAGGCTGAAACCGTTTCTAACGACTGGGTCGATGGAGTGGATCGCTCTGAGCTCGTAATTACTTGTAGCCCTAAGGGTTATGGTAAGCTCCGTAATCTTATTGATAAGATCCCAGGTAATGACGGTTCTAAGGCAGAGGCAATCGAACTCTTCCATGGTGTTCGTGTTATCAACACTGTTCGTCAAACCGCTGACATTATGATTCAGCGCATCGGCTCTGTCGGCCAGTTAGCTCTTGTTAATGACTATGACGCTGAGAAGATCCCTCTATCCAACGCTTATGCACTATCACTATTCGTGAACACTGGTGCCAAAGCTGTCACTCCAGACCTTATCTTCAAAGTAGCAACCATTTAATTTAGGAGTAAACATGGAAAAAATGTTTAGAATGGCAGACGGCACAATCTTAACCACTTCAAATGAAGTAGTAATCGAGCAGTATGAATCTTATCCAGAGATTTATACGCCTATTTCGGAAGCAGATTTAAAAGCTGAAGCCAAGCTGAAGAAAGCTGAGGTCGTAGCTGAAGCCAAACCAGAAAACGAAGGAAAATAGAATGTTAGATAAAGATCAGTTCATTTCAAAGCTAAAAGAGAAACTTATAGTGGTTAATATTGCTGCCGACAATGCAGATAATAATGCTTTAGTGGATTTTCTAGCTCATGAGATGGCTGATCGTTTATCGTTGTATCTTAATTTAGATACTACTAATAAACTTCAGTATGATGAGAGATTAGTATCTATATCAGTTAGGGTTGTTTCATCTTTACTCCAGGAAGCTAAAGATAAGGTTGCAGGTTCTAACACTGAGACTAAGATCCAATCCATCTCAGATAATGGCCAGACCATCACATTCTCGAATATCGCTAAGAACTACATTGCCACTGCTTCAGATGGTGAATTGTTTGGAGGGGTTGCTAATATCTTAAAGCCATACAGGAGATGTAATGTTGTTTCCTAAGGTTGGTCAAAACATTATTGCTGATATCTTCTACGACAAGAATATCTACATCCTAGATAAAACTGAATCTATCGATGATGAAGGTGGAATTGTTAAACAAGAGGATGTAAGTTCGAATATTAAACGTAGCTTCAATGGCAATGTTAAATTCAACGAACTTGGTGCAGTCCAGAATGAAATGGGCCTTGTCGAGAAGATTGATATTAGTATCACTTGTAGCACTTCTGTGGAGATTGAATTAGACGATTTAATCAAAGTAGGAGAAGTGATCTACCAAGTAACTAAAGTTCTTCCCTTTGACTCGCATAAGCTCATTGCGGGGGTGAAATGGCGAGCGTAACAATTAACGTTACTGGTATCCAAGAGCTTCAATCCAAACTTGATAAGTCAGTAGTAATCAAGAATCTTATTAGGGGCGTGAACCGTGCTTCGGCAATTCTGGAACAGAAGACTAAACCTTTAGTTCCAGTAAATAGGTATGAACACGGAGGTAAACTGCGAGGCGCTCTTACTGTGATTCCAGCTGAACTTAAAGGTTCAGAGATTGTTGGAGGGATCATGAACCCAACCGAATACGCAATGTATGTTGAGTATGGTGTCGGTAGAGAAGCCGTAGGGACTCATCCGGAAGGTAAAGGTATGACCTATCGTATGACACCTTGGGTTTATCCTCTAGAGACCGATAAAGGGCTGAAGTTTATCAAAACCAATGGTTATCCTGCAAGAGCACCGATGTATCGAGGGTTAAAGATGTCTGAAGCTGATATCAAGAATCAGATCGAAGAAGCTATCTCGGCAAGTCTAGGGAGGAAATAATGTATCAGCCTAAAGAAGAGGTCTATAAGGCCCTAAAAAGTCTAGGATACGCTTGCCAGCAAGGTTCTCAAGCAATCTTTACCAAAGTTCCTGTAATTACCTTTTGGGTTGGTAGTAATAATCCTGAATATAACCTAGAGAACCAGATTGCAAAACAAGATATTGAAGTTGTTATAGATATTTTCACAGACAAAAGCACAGACCTATCCCGCATTCTTAGCGAAGTCGAGGCTAAGATGAGAACGATCGATTATCGACTAGTACATTCAGTGGATGTTCCGAATCCAGAAGGAACACTTTTCCACTCTAACTGCAGATTCTCTGCAGTGAAATTCAAATAAGGAATAGAAGTTATGGCCAAAGGCTTAACTATGGGGACTTCCCTAACACTCATTAAGGCAGGAAGTGAACCAACCAACCTTGTAATTAAAGGTTTGACTTCAATCGGCGAAATCACCGGCGAAAAAGAAGAAGTCGATGTAACTACTCTTGATAGTCCAGATGGTGCCAAAGAATTCCTCTCTGGCGCTGCTGACTGGGGATCACAGGACCTTGAGGGCTACATGGACGACGATACGCAAATTGAGAAACTGCGTGCATTATTCGATAGTGGTATGGTTCGAGACTGGGAAATTCAGACCCCAGGTAAACGCAAAATTGCTTATAAAGCATTCGTCAAGAACTTCACTTATGGTGAGAAGACTGTCGATGGCGTTGATGGCTTTAAGTTGACTCTTCGTCTTTCTGGCAAGCCAACATTTAGCAAAGTCGCTTAATTAGAACCCTAGTGGGAGGGGTAAATCCCACATCGGAAATTATTTAATCGAGGTATTTAAAATGGTTCAACTTAACTACAAGGCTTCTAACATCGCTAAGGCAGAAAAAGAGCAAGGAATGAGTTTCTTTGATGCGTTCTCTTCACTTCAAGATAAGCCATCTATCTCTTCCCTATTATTCTTGTTTGTTGCTGGTGGTGGAACTACTGAAGAGTTCGATGAGCTATTTAAGAGTGGTATCGATAAGGTCATGCTAGAAGTCATGTCAGGAATTGCTGATGCCGGTTTTTTAGGCAAAACAGTAGATTCGAAGACTCTCAAGGCGGAGATGGAGAAGGCCGTGAAAGAAGCTATGCCTACTTCCGAGATTTCTGGCATGACCAAGAAAAACTAGCATTTCATATCGGTCTTCACCCTACTGAGTACTGGGAATTAAGTATCGGACAGTTTACAAATTGTCTAGATGGATACAGAGATAGAATCACAGAAAAAGACAGAATGAATCATGCTCTTGGACTATATATTAGGGCGGCATTCCATGCGAAGACTTATCCAAAAACGCCTTTCATGGCCAAGGAGACAATCAGTAGGGTATTTACGAGATCTGAAGACCTCGATGCGTACATCAATGCGCACATTGAACAGGAGAAATAATAATGGCACACACGGTTGATGAAGTTAATGTCTTGATTAAGGCCCAGACCGAGCAATTCCAGGCAGAGATTGATCGAGTTAATCAGAAGCTCAATAGTATTTCCAAGGCTGCTTCTACGGCCTCTGGCGGCGTTTCTGGCGGTTTTAAAAACATGGGCCTGAAGATGGCTGCTACTGGTGCCGTTATTGGCGTTGTTTCTGCTGTCACACAAAAGGCTATGGCTGC